GCCAAGAACAGATGATGGTACTCATCGAGTTTCTGACGCCGCTGAAATTCGCCTCCAGTGACGAGGCTGATCAGCTCAAACTCGTGATGGTTGATCGATTTGAAAACGAAATTGACTTCGTTGATTTCGGCTACCTGGGAGATGAAACCTCGAAAGAGGATGGGTTCAACGTCCTTGAAAACCTCTGGATTGACCTCAGGGAAAGGCTGAGGCGCAGAGATACTGATGTCCCCGTCCTGCTCATGCTGGAGGGCCTCTTGTTCCTCTTCGTAGGTCAAGGCCGTTTCGGCCATAGGTCAAGGCCGCCGAGGAGGGGAGTACCTTGGATTGAGCCCAGCCGAGGGAGGACGATCAAGAATGGAGCGAACTCCTTTTTCATCCCCAGGTGCCTGACGACGAATCTCTACAGCCTCTACTTTGGAGGCTGGGGGCGTTCCAGTGACTCCCGGAGCATCGCCTAGCCCAGACTCCAACGCCGCAATCTGAGCCGCTCTGGAGAGGCTCTGGGTAGGTACAGCAGCATCCCGGATGGCTGCTGGAACCTGTGCTGGCCTGGTTGCCGACGCCACCACTGTTTGAGGTGGCGGAGTCGGAACTTCCACCGCCCCCTGATTCATGGGGACACGGCTTTTCATCAAGCTCTCGGCATTCTGAACGACTGGTGTCGCTGGCTCAGCAGGAGAAGGGGCTTCCTCGGAGGTCTGAACCTCACCAATGCCAGCAAGCTTGTCCCGAGCTGTTTCCAGCTCTTCCTTGGATGACTTCAGCATGAGCCCTTGCTCATCCAAAATCTTAGCCACCAGGTCGTTCGGAAGCTCTTCCGTGGATTCGATCATCTCTCCAAGAATCCGACGGAATTTATCCTCCGCAGTTTCCTCTGCAATAGTGAACTTGATCCCTTCCTTGGCTTTCTCTTCAGCTTGAACCAAAACCTCAGCAAGTTTTCTCCAAGCAGAGAAGATAGCCTCTCGACTCCAGGTCTTGAGAAAGTGATCCCGGATCCAAGCCTGCCTCTCTAGCTTGACTGACTTCGAGGTACCGTCGGGGAGTTCTTCCTCGACTTCAACGAAGTTCACGTCTCGAAGGTCAACACCATCTATCTCGACGATAGCTCTAGCTACGTGCCCAATCTGAAAGGCATGTAGATAGGCTATCTCTTCAAGGTCTTTCGACTCGGCAGCAATTGCTTCGTAGTCATCGGCTGAAAGGCTACGAAGCACAATCGGGCAGCCGTCAATGGTGACCGGCTCCTCGGCTCGTCCTACCCCTCTGGCCTTCTCAAGGGATGCCTTGAGCTTCTTCGCTTGTAATACAGCCATTTCTCATCTCCTTTACATCTGACGGAGATGACGGCGAAGTCAGAAATGTATGATCTGACCTTCATCTCCGCCTAAAGCTACTCTCAAGTGAGAGTAGCTTGGGCATTCGCAGTGTTACCACTGGCGAATCGTAGTGAGTAACCACCACCGGAAGTACCATTGGCACCAATCGGAGCCAACCCAGAATCGATGAACTCACCGTACTGGTCCGTACCACTGATGATGTCCGTAACCGTGGCCGAGCTGTTCTCCGCTACGATGGCTGCGTCCGAGGTGTACGAGGATGAATAGCTATTCAGCCAGCATCCCTCGAAGAAGGTCAGGAGTGCCTTGACCGTCACCATCTTGGCTCCCTCACCACCACCCCCAGCAACCGTTTGACTGGAAGCGTTCTTGACCTTGGCTCCTTCAAGATCGAACTTGGAAGCGATTTCCGAGAAGACCAACTCCTGCTTGACATCAAACGGCCAACGGTGATGCCTGAGCGACCTCACGAGACCCTCGACCCCGCCCTTGTAGCCAAGAGCCTGGAAAAGATTCACCGCGTAGAGCAGAGTCTTGTTGATCGTGAGCGTCATCGGCTCGGTCACACCCGGGACCAGCTCAGCCACCATGTCTCCAAACCCAACGCCACGAACTGGCTCAATGGTTCGAGACTCATCGTGAGTGAACTCGGAGACAACTCCAATTTGCTGGAATTGCCTCTTTCCAACCATGTAGCCGAAGACCTTGTTCTTCTGGGAGATAGCCGCCCGAGTGTTCGGGGCCGTTCCCATTCTGTAGATGTAGTTCGTAGTGTCTGCGGGCTTTGCCATGGTCTGCTCCTATTTGAATCTGATCTGGGTTTCAGCCGCCCTGCTTGCCAGGGAAGAACAATCCGTGAATCTGCTCTGCACGACCCGAAAGCTTGGTGAGGTCGTCGTGAACCCAAGACTGAGTCAGGTCCACATCACGAAGAATCCCAGCCACCTTGACCGAAACCTCATGAAGGTCTTCTTTGGCCTTGGCTGCATTGAACTTCTTACCCTCCTTCACGAGGGTGTCGATACGACCGTTCGTCTCCTCCAAGTTAGCCAGGATCTCCCCGGCCACCGTCGAGTTCTCCTGGAGAACGTCATAGGCCAATCGGAGACCAGCAGACTTCGCCGTAGGAGCAACCTCCACCTTGGGTTCGCCAAGGCCGTAGTACGTCTGGTTCTTGCTCTGATTGGGCGACTTGATCTTTCCGGCCGCCGTGACGAACTCCTTTGCCACGGCATCGATTCCAGCCACCTGACCCGTTGCAACCTTTTGACTCAAAGTCCCAAGGAGCTTTTCAGCATCCGTTAGGGCCGCTTCGATGGCTTGGAAATCAGAGTCGTGCATGGGATTCCTCTCTTCTATGGTTGGAGAAGGCATAAAAGAACCATTGGCCCGCACAGCTCGCACGGGTTTCAGGAGATCCCACATACGGTCAGGGTCCACAGAAATCATGGCCGTCCCAGCCTTGAGGAACTGGTCCAAAACCGACCTTGATCGGCCACCTGACAGCTTGGTCACGAACTGAGCAACCGAAACTGTGCCGAGAGTGAACTTCTGGCCATCCGGGGTTTGAACCCAGTCAGTATTCCCGTCCGAGCCAAGGGTCACCAGCAAGCGGGACATTCACCTTGGAATGTTCACAAGGGCTATACTCGGACCAAAACCTCGATGATATGGGTTGGAAGCAGGAGAGTTCCACCCTCCGGACCCCAGAGCCACAAGGACTCCCCAACCCACCCAGGAAGCTCTCCCATGGCCCTCTCTGCCTCGTTCAGGATGTCTGCCGCCCTCTCCAGGCTGAACTCGACGAACGGGCTCTTACGGGCTCCTAGAATGGCCCTATGACCCATTGGTGAGGTCGTCCCGAAGAGTAGACCCCGAAGATGCCCCTGTCGATACAACTCCGTCCAGCCCTCCACCAAATCAGTCCCGTCCGCCTCGGCTACCACAAAGCCATTCGTTCCAACATCCAAGACCCGAGGAGGTTTTGACTCTGCTGGAAGCCCAGGAAGAGAACCCTCCTGGATGTACCGTTGAAGCCATTCCACCACGGTCTTGATCCGGTCCCCACGCCCCTCTCTACCTCCCAAGTAAGTCCTGGCAAAGCTGATGAACCTCGCCAGATCACGGTCGATGTGAGCTAACCCCGCTGGACCAAACCGCCCCAAGTCGGCTGCAAACACCACCGAAGCTGTCGAAGATTGTATCGCCAACTTTCGATCCAGAAAAAGGGCCAGTAGAAGAACCTCATCAATGTCCTGAATATCTCGGGCCACCAACTTGATGGGTAGGGCTCGCCCAAAGATCAAGTCTCGGTAGAACCGCTGGAGTGCTGACTCCCCTGGACTATCCGGGTCCGACCTGTAAACGAACGTCGTCTCTGAAGGCTCAAAATCTCCGAGAGCTACTACAGGCCCTTCCTGTTTGCTCGGAAGCGCTTCATCAATGACGACTTGAAGTTGAATCTCTTCCACGAGAGGAACTTACACCAAGGTAACGGGCAACAACCCTATGGGCCAAACGTTTACGCTTGTTAGGAACGACTTGCTGTTGCATCCAGTGAACGTCCGTCTGAACGTGTTGGGCTCGCACGAACTTGGCCACATGCTTGTCGAAAGCGCTCATCGGAAAAGCCCCAGCATCCCGTACTACATAGCCCTCACTGGTCCCTTTGGAACTCAATAGGGATTTGAATGGATAGAGCTTCATCACCTTCTCGGTATCCCACTTGCCCTTCCACAGAACTGGAGCATGAGGGAGATCAAGCAGATTCGCCCACTCCTCAACTTCGCTCCAAGGACGGGCATTGTTGGAACCATCAGCCACGCCAAAAACCACGAAGTAGTCAGGAAGGAGGTCATATTCTATCGAGTGCTTGGCGTAGAGATTCTCTCCCATGATACGCCAACCGTCAGGGAAACCCATGCAACCCAGCTCCCTGGCCTTGCTCTTGACGTAATCCCTCGAAGGGTGAGGCTTCGTCTCAAGACTCCGAGCGTGACATTCCCCTGTCGAGTAGATCGTGGTGTTCTCACCATCCATCTTCTCGGTCACTATCACCTGCTTGCCACCGAACATACGCTCAATGGCTTCCAAGGTGTGCGTCTTGTCGTCGTCCGTCGCCCCTTGTGACCAGGGAAGATGAAACGTCCGTGGGTACTTAACTTTCACGGTATCGACTCATGTCATGTAATCACGGACTTCCGTGAATAGATTCCAAACGAACCACTTGTTCGAGACAGACTTGGCCGCATCCTCCAAAGTGCCCTCATCCGGTATGGACATCCCGAGATTCAGCTTGCTGAGGATGCGTTCAACTCGCTCAGCCGCCGCCTTAGCTTCTGCTTCCTCTTTCAAGAAAGCGTGAACGTCCTTAGTTCGAATGAAGTCCTCCATGACCTTGATGACACTCTTGAGGTCACCTTGAAGTTTGGACTTCCACGGAATGTCGTCCTCGTCTGCCCCCAGAACCATCGTGTAGGAGTCAACAATGCGTTGAGCCCATCCAGTGTACCTCTTCACATCAAGTGAAGCGTAGTCTTCCTTGTGAGGAATCGCATAGGAGAACGACTCCGCAAAGTCGTACTTGTTCGCCCGTTCGTTGGCAAGCTGCGGGTTCTTGAGGTTTCGCTCGTACTCCCGCTTTCCCATTCCGACAATGTGTGCAAGCAGATCGCTGTACCCATCATCTCCGAGACCCTCGACTACTTTGGACAACGCCTTGTCGAGACGGCCTGTCAACGCCCGGAAGGTTTGATTTAGGTCGTCTGCCTTATCAGGAGACAACTTTGACATCAAGTCCTTCTTGATGGGCTTGTAGTTTTTGGTCTTCGTTCCCCATCCATAGGGCTCGGTGAGCTTCCAAAACTCACTTTCCGACATAGCGGCAACCTTGGACATAGCCAAAACGGGAATCTCAATCTCAGCCGCCAACTTCCGAAGCCGCCGAGCCAAAACAACCCGCTCCGGCCGTGGTCGGTTGAGGTACTGGGAGATCCCACCAAGCCTCTTCTGAACGTCTCGGAGTGACTGAGCCATGACACTGTCTCCTAATAACCTGACTATCTACCGTAGCTGTAGCCAGGTTCTTCTTCCCCAGCATACCGCCGACCCGTCTGCACAATGGTCACGAGCGAGAAGCCAGAGCCGGTATAGACAACCTGATCGATAGTCTGCTTCGATTGAGTGCCGTCTTTTCGACTTACCAGGACGGTATCTCCCGATTGAGGACTTCCTTGAACACGAACACCCCACGTCCCATCCCGAAGCTTGGCAAAGGTACCCGAGAACTCCCCTCGTTGGGGCTCTTCCCTTAGCTCCGGTTCAGGAGCCCGCTCCTCTTGGATCTCTTGAACTCGCTCAGGATCCCCTCGACGCCGACGGGTAGAGGCCCAATCCTCCCAGAACTCGTCGTTCGACTCGTACTTCTCGATGAGGTCTTCAATCCGGTCTTGAAGAGAGGTTCGCCAGCCCTGAGTCCTCTTGACAATGGGAGCCTTCCCCTTCTCCAGAGGCTTGTTGTCCTTCGAGCTGAGAAGCTGCACACGGATAGCGTCTGCCCCCTTCTCAGCCCCCGTCCCAGAACGAACCCCTACCGAGGACCAAACTCGAATGTCCACAGAAGGACCAAGCGTGAGGTCGAAGTAGTATTCGTTGAACTGAGAACCCTGCTTCGGTCGAAGAGAACGGAAGCCCCGGCGCAGGAACTTCTCCATGTCTTCGAGAGAGACTTCTGTGTAAGTGGCGGCCATCTCAATTCACCTTCCACTCATCCGGAACAACTCCCTCGAACTCAGAAGCCGTCTTTTCCAGGATGCCCTGTACCTCAGGTGATGCCTCAATCGACGGTGTGGCCCCAGGCTTCGGAACGTTCTCTCCTGTGTGAAGTCCAGCCTCATCAACGAACCGAGAGATACCTGCTGCCTTTCCACCCACACTCTTCGGACAGATAACCGTAAGATTCATCGCTGCCCGAGTCAGAGCAACATACCCAAGCCGACGCTCTGACTCCATCTCTTCAGGATTCGGTGGAGGCGGAGGCTGTCCAGGCTTTACAGGAGGCTCAAATGGGAACTTCCCTTTGGGCATCGAGACGTAGCAATTTTTCCATTGTGCGCCCTTCACGCTGTGAACCGTGCCCAAGTAGACTCCGGGAGGGGCCTTACGTTGCTCCGGAGGAAGAGCTGCCTGGTCCTTGTCCCACTTCGTGATGTCAATCCGAAGCTCACGGGCTCGCTGACCATAACGCTCCATCTTGGCCTTGAACCCAGTCGGAGTGTTCGGGTCCGTCAAGAGATCCCCGGGATCAGTTGGATCTTTCTTGGTCAGCTCGAAGAGGAATGAGATATTCCCAAGACCCTCGGTATCATCTTCGTCATCCTCGTCAGCATCCTCACCAACAGCATCTCGAAGATCCGCTTTGAGGCTATCTCGGAAAGTCTGCTCAACGTAGTTGGCCTTACCGGAAATGGGGTCGGTAACGGCTACTAGTCCGGTCATTCCAAGGATTGAATCGAAGAGGTCTTTGGTGGTGAACTCTGGATTGGCCGAATTCGCCTGCATCTCAGAGATGCTTCCACCGATCTCTTCCAGCTTCTCGATAGCCTTGTTGAACTTGAATCCTGCCCTCTGCTTGGTCAACTTCTCAGCCAAGACGGACTGGAAGAAAGGATCCCCAAGAGCCACAAGAGGATTGACCACTTTGACATCCTGCCCGTTCCTTCGAGCGTAGGCAGAGATAGCGTCTTGTACAGCAGTGACACCTGCGTCAGGAGCGATGAAGAAGCGATTCGGCTTGTTGATAACCTCGCCTAGAGCTTGCTGCATCTTGGAGAAGTCGTCCCCCGTTGCAAGCTGAACATAACTCAGGAAGGCTTTGGTCTCAGGCGAACCAAGGAAGCTCGAAGCTCCCTTGCGAGCATAAGGAACACCACGGATGATGCACGCCGTCTCGAAAGCGTGCTGCTCCTTGTTGGTCCTGGTCAGGATGGCATTGTCGGCTACATCCCCACCAGCCTCAATGTTGGACTTGATCTCCTCAACAGCATCCAAGGCTGCCTCAGCCTCATCCCCTGGATTGAAGACCCGAATGGATCCAACACCACGAGACTTAGCAGAAGACGGAACAGCCTCCATCTGGAGTCGTCCCTCATTGTGAGAGATGAGTTTGTTAGCTGCATCGACGATCTCCGGTTGACACCGGTAGTTCGTCCGAATCGTCCTGACCTTCCAATCCTCTTTCTGAGCCCTACCCAAGAAGATGTCCGGACGGGCTCCTCGGAATGTGTAGATACTCTGATTCGGGTCTCCCACCATCCAAACGGATTTACCGTCTGAACCGTCTTTGATGTGCTCGGACATCATCTCTACGATGTCGTTTTGGCACTGGTTCAAGTCTTGGCACTCATCGACCAAGATGTGGTCAAACATCCCCTGCAAGGTCTTTCGGACCATCGGCTCTCTCTTCAGAATACTTCTGAAGATGATCAGCATGTCGTCGAAATCACCGAGCCTCTGATTGTTGGGGCGCCAACGACCCATGAACGACTCGTAACCCTTCGAGGTCCGACATGGTGGTTTCCAGCCAGGAATAGCCCCCTTCAAGCCTTCGTACATCTCATACCAAAGAGCTGAGTCTGGATCTCCACCCCCACCCATCGGACTGAGAGCATTTTGCATAGCCTCAGCAGGGGTCACGTTGTTCCCAGACCACTTGCTCTTCGCCATGAGCACATTCTTGAGCTTCGGGACTTTCTTCTCCTGAGGCGTGTCAGGGGGAAAGCACTCACTCCAAATCCGCTGAACAGCCCGAGCCACAGCTCCTCCACCCTGGACGAATCCGCCACGGTCCTGCCCGAGTCCCATAGCCGACCGCTCTTGCGGAGTCCCGTACTCCCCAATGAACTTCCGGAACAGGGAGTGCATAGTTCCAACAGACATCTGTTGAAGCGTTTCCCCACTCGTAGCTGAGCCAATCTTCTGCTTCAGCTCATTGGCAGCCTTCGTGTTGAAGGAGGTAACCAAGATCCGACTCGGAAAGACCCGACGCTCCTTGACCAGATACTCCACCCGAGCAACCAGGGTTGTGCTCTTTCCGCTCCCTGCTCCAGCCGCCACCAAAACCCGCCCGTCCGTAAGAGCTGCTGCCCTTTGCTCATCATCAAGCTTGCGGAGTGGATCTGGAACATTCTGAGGCTTCGAGGGGTCACCCAAAGCAGCAGCAGCAGCCGCTACAGCGATACCCACGACCTCAGACTTGCTCGGGGGCCTATCGGGCTCCCCTGAAGTCTCCAGGGCCTTCCTAGCGGCATTGGTAGCGTCCTGCTCGACCTGAGAAAGAACATCCGACTGGGTTGTCTGAGCAACCTCTACTTCTTCGGCCCCACGAGCCCCTGCGGATTGAACCTGCTGATTCAGAAGGACACTGGCCTGATCCACCGCTTCCTTGGATCCAGCATCAACAGCATTCTTCGGGATCTCCCTCTGCACAGCCGTCTTGGCTGCTAGATCAATCCAGGTCTTGAGCCTGGTATTCCGCATCTGGATAGCAGCGAACTTGTCCAGGGCTGCGTCTGCATCGTCCATCATGGACGCTGCAATCGCTTCCCGAATCTCTTTGAGGGCTCGGTTCGTTTGGAACACCGCCCGCTGAGTTCCCGGCCCCCCACGGGACAGGATCGTCCGAAGCATGAGAGCACGACGACCCGCATTCGTGGGATTGATAGCTCGGATCGCCATCGCCCGAGCCAGCATTTTCTTGTGAACCTCCGTCGGGAGGCTCTCATTCAGAACCTTCTGCAAACCCTCTGAGATCATCGCATCCGAGATCCGAAGGAGACGAACGCCACGCATGGTGACTTCATCCTGAGGTTCTTCGTTCGTCGCCTCCTCAACGTACCGCATGTAGGTATCGAGGGAGAGCAGGAAAACGACGTACTCGGCAACTTGGAGGTCACCAATGGCTTCGTCGTCAGGGTCCACCTGAGCCACGACGTTTCGGCTCAAAGCTACCTGGACGGCCTTTCTGATTTGGCTTTCTTCCACGGTTCTTAGACCTTCCCCTACGATGAAGCCATAAGAAAAACAAGCAGACTATACACCCGCCTCTTCCCGGATAGTGTGAGGCCGAACTATCACAGGGGATTCCTCAGGCCCTTTCCAATACGGCTCGACCCAGATGACCTTTCTGAGAGCTGCTTTAGGCCCATAGGGCTGACGCTTCCAGTGCCCCCTGACGAGAACCTGGACGTTGATGGCCCCACGTTTGACATTGCCCTCGACATACTCTCGAATCGTTTCTCGGCAATCAATCTTCACTGGCTGACCCAGCCTGAAGTGCCGAAATTCTGGATCCTTGACCATTCGTTTGGTTGGCCCAGACCACGCTTTCTTGTGACTGCCGCCAATCGCTTTGAGGTTAGAAGGATCACTCATCGCCAGACAGGTGTTGAGGATCAACCGATGCAGAAGAACACGAAGCCGATGATCCCGGTCATCCTGGGGAAGAGCGAACGGCAAAGAATCCCACTGACTGGTGACATCAGCCTCCACCAATTTACCGAGTCGGTCGATAAACCACAGCGTGATGGGTTGCTCCAAGCACATGGTGAAGTATCCCCACGCCGCCTCTTCATCTCCACGAGTCTCGGACCAGACAAAGATCCTACGAATCTCGTCCTCCTCATTCTCTTTGCCTCGAAGAATCAAACCAAGAGGAGGGATCTCGATCATGAACGCCTTCCATGGCGCTCGAACATCTTGAACGACCTCTGCTGGAACAGAGGTTGCCATCAAAGCCGCTGCATAACGATGGCCAAGCTCGACGACAGGGAATCCTTGGTCCGCCCAACGGCATGCTCCTATGAGCTGCATGTGAGCATCAGGAACTTCTATCGCTTCGACCAAACTCCAAATTGGAAGAGCAAGGTCAACATGGGTCTCCATGCTGACCCGTAGCTCTTCGATGTGGCCTCGGAGAGCTGTGACTGCACCCTCGTAGCTGGGATCTTTCCCGAAAGTGTGCGGCCAAAAATGCGCCCCGAGCTTGGCCATGGCTTCCTTCGTGACTGGGGCTCGTGCTTCAGCAATCGGCCCAAAGAGGCTCCTTCGAGCTTTCTGCACTTGTTCAGCTCGAAGAAACCCGGTAGTCACCCCCCGACGAGCCGCTTCTTCGTCCAGTTCTGCCTTCGTCGAAATCATCTCGTAAGCTATCTACACCGAAAAGGTTTCCGGGGGTGCTGAGATAATTTTCTGGTGTACTCTGGAACCCCGATGCACGTTCGATGGAAGAGAAAACGGCACACTACGAGCCGTCAAACGGGAGAAGCTACCTGCCCGCACTCCCGCATTCGGAAGCCGTTCACCCTCACCCCGGTCATGATGGTCTACGAAGAAGGCAAGTACAAGTACGCCTGGAGAGTCGGACCCGGTATCCGAGAATGTTGCTTGAACCACGGCCTAGCTCAAGCTGCCTGGTGGTGGGAAGTCACCCAAAGGTTCAAGGATCTCTCGATGGGCATCGAAGATCGTCCTGGGCTATCTGAATCTCTTCTCCAGGAGCAACTCCTCATCGAGGATCTCCTGGAAACAGTGGTTCCTCGTCCCAGCCCACAAGACCGACGAGAGTATGAGAAATTTCGACGTATTCACAAGAATCCGCGAAAGGTCCGGCTCAAGCTGCCTTCCTTCGTAGCTATTCTTGGGATCAAGTGGCCCTGTTCCGAAGAAGCCCTCAAACTTGCTTGGAAACAGTTGGCTCTGAAGCATCATCCGGATCGTGGGGGCAACCAAGAAGAGTTCATTCGCATCAAGCAAGCTTACGACGTGGCCTGCCAAAGTCTCGCAGATTGAGGATGGAACAGAACAACGACCCAGTATGGGTTACGAGAGCTAAGAAGCTACAAGCGTGGCTTCGAGGTGCTGGTCCTCAAGCCGTTCCTAGCATCAACAAATGGGCGAGAGGGCGAAATCTCACATCGACGCAAGTGATCAACATCCTCGCCTATGCGGACGGGATCTACGTCCAGTACATCAAGGGGAGATGGTGGGCCTCCCCTGTGACGAACGAAGATTTTAGCAAGGCGTGGAAGGAAATGTCTGCTCGCTCACCTGAGGAATGTCAGGATGAATCCGAATCTGTCGAGGCCGTAAGTCAGCAGCCAAAGACAGTTCATCCAACCCAGGACGAGGGTGGTCTATCCGACACGCCTCATCGACCAGCAAAGTCCACATTATCCGAGGGATCTCCACAAGACCTGTCTCCCAAGCCTGGATTTCCGGAACAGTGACTCCTAAAAACGTCGCCGTGTCCAATTGAGTTTGCTTGATGGCCTGACGGATGAACGCAAAGAACTGTCCGTTGATCATTCCCCAACGACCCAAGGTGGTAGCTGCTCGAAGGAATGAGGCATCCCTGGCAGCCTGAGGGAAATCTGACGGCCCAGAAGCCGTGGAAGTCCCTTGAAGAGTAGCCACGAACACAATACCTGTTGTTCCAACCGGCATGAGAAAGTCACCAACGACAGGTATCCCAGCCCGAACTGGGTAGATGACCGTCCCTGGAGGTTTAGGAAGAACGGGCATCTACCTCTTCGCCCTCGATGATGACAGGATTTGTCGTCGGCTTGACCACAATCTGCTCGTCACTGAACAACACCAGGTCGTAACCCTCTTCGATAGCAAGGCGATCAACGGCATGAACCCACTGGATAGGGTTCTCCAGAATGAAGCCCTGAAACTCTTGGAGCTTGGACGTGTCTCCTTTGAGTGAGTGCTTCAATTCGCTCTCACAAACGAAGTCGAAAAGTCCTGGAGGAGCTGCTTCGGCTGTAACGGAAGCTACCAGGACCCGAGCGTTAGGCTTTGCCGTAAGCCTCGTGACCCGAGGGCCATACCACCGACGAACGTAATCTGGGTCGAAGGCGGCGTAGAAACCCCAACCGTACCAACCATCGAAGAGTCGATCCTTGATGTCTTTCACGACGGCCTTGCCAGCATGAAAGAACGTGGGGACCTCCCGACCACGAATCTCGTAATGGGCGGTCTGGACGACGCTAGGTCTCAAGGAAGCCAGAACCCATCTGGCGGCCACTTTCCTAGCTAACGTCGGCATCCACTAGGTCAAGATCAACAAGAGCTTCCCAGACCGAACGAGGAGGCCCTGGGATTCGAGTAACAGGTGTCCAACTCTGAGATCGCTTCTTGGCAATCAAGGCGTCCAAGATGCGCTTGGCTGCCGGATCCACAGGATGTGTTCTATCTATGAGGTCAAACCGACGTTGGCGAACCTCGTCAATCCTAATGGTGGGGTTCGAGGATAACTCGAACTCTGGAACAACGACTCGTCTGACCGCTCTAGGATTGACGATACCAACTCCTGGCTCCTCCCGAACAGTAAACCCTACTGGAGGAGCCGTCACAGGCAGTATTCGCCTTCGCTCTTCGTTGGAGAAAGCTAAGATGTCCAGGTAGTCTTGCTCGCTAACGAACAAGCGTTCTTGAGGAAGCGGCATCCTCTCTAACGTTTCTCGAATCGCAGCCAGATCAAGTCGAGTGTTCTGGAGGTCCCCTGTGAATGTACCCGTCCCGTTGGCGAACGTGCCCGTTCGTTCCAAGACGCTGAGAATCTCACGATCCTCTAACTCCTGGATTTCCCGAGCCATCCTGTTGATGTGACTCTCCAGGTCATGAGTGTACCGGGCAACGGCCTCGGTTATGTCTGGCAACCTCTCAGGAGAGGGCATCACTCAGTCTACACCAGGAAGGTCAGTCCCACCAGAGACGAAGCATGTCACCTTGGATGGTCGCTTCGTCGGCCTTCATAATGTCCGGACCAGTCTGCATACGAAACCAATCAAGGACATCCGGCTCGCCCTTGATGTAAAGGGCAGGAGACAACTCACGAGCTGCCTGAACCTTGATCCCCTTGGCGTCTGGGTCCAGAAGCCCAGCAGCAACCTTCCGAATGGCAAAACCGTTGTACCTCGGACAAATGTCCGTCATCAGCTCGATGTACTGCTGAGGAGACAACCACTGGTGGCTGCGGTAATGAAGGTTCCTGACCTGGAGGGAAACATTCTCCCACACACGCTTGAGATCCTGTTGTCTACTGGTCGCTGTGTCGTAGGCGTGAGGGGCGAACTCCTTGACCCTCTGATAGATTTCAAACCGGAGCCTGGGATCAAAGAGGGTTTGCTTGGGCCAAGCATCAGCATAGGCCCAAGCAAGTTCCATGTCTTTTCCAGCCGCCGAAGCAGCCTCTTTCGAGACTGCTTCGGCAAACCTGGCCGCTACTTTTACCGAGAGCTGGTCAATCACCTACTCAGATCCTAGCTCGCACGTTGAACGTGAGGACGAGGTACAAGAGCGGGAAGATCGGCTGGTAGAACGCCTCGAACCGTAGAACGGTCGGGTCTTCAGCGTCAACCTCGGCCGCAATCCCAGTGTAGGCTGCAACAATCTCAGCCTGGACTAATTGATTGAAGAGCGAGGTCATCGTGACCTCGACTTCACTCGTGCGACTGGCCAGGAACTTGGTGCCTACGAACGCATCAAGGACGATACGGCTCTGCTGCTGAACAAAGTCTGCAATCTGAGTGACCGTCGGAAGACGGGTCAAAACATTCGACATGTCCGTGGTGAGACCCTGGCGAACCCGGATGATCGGATCCAAGTCCTCCATGATCGTGACACCAGCCACAGCCGTCTGGTTGGCTTCCACCGGGTCCAGAATCCTCGGAAGCCGAGTGAAGCCCTGAATCCTACGACGAGTGTACGGAGTGGCAACATCCACAGCCGGGCTCACCACAGCTCCGGCTACAGCCGCAGCAATGAAAGTCCCGTCCACGAGTTGCTCAAAGCTCTCACCAACCTCATTGTTGAGAGTGATCACCGCCGAGTCCGGATAGATCGCAATCATCCGGTTCGAGAGCAGAGCCTTGGCAATCGTCTGAGCGTTCGTCGGAGACGTTCCCGACGCAAACCCAATGAAGCCCATACGCTCAGCCTGGTTGCGGATGTTCGACTGCGTTTCGACGTGCTGCATCAGGAAGTTGTAGACCTGTGTGCTCGTCGATAGCGGGACAATGATGTCAGGCTTCACCTGACCAGGCAAAGGAATGGAGAGTTCCTGGATAGCTTCGATGAACGAAGCGTCCGATGCCTGGTTGGTGTTCACCACCTTGAGTACCTGCTTGATACCCACAAGCACGGCACCGTTCAGAATGGCCAAGAAGGCAGCCAAACTGACCCGGTTCTCAGCACTGAGACGACCGAAGTTTGCCTCGATGCTCTTGAACTGCTGGAACAACCGAGCCGTGAAGTCCTGCTTCCGGAACCGGTAGGTGATGTAGTAGAAGTCTCCGATTGCCGGCTCCAAACCACCAGGATTGAATGTCCGAATGGTTGCCGTATCGTTGACTCCAACATTCACCGTATCCGTAACGATAGTTTCCAGACCGGGGATGGAGAGGTACGGGATGGCCGGATTGACCTTCCAGGTCGTGGACACAAACATCGTGAACGACCCACCCGGAGTGTAGCCACCAACTACCGATGCGAGGATGGTGAATCGAAGACCAGTACGGACATCCGTGTAGGTCTGACCAGGGGCTCCTGTGCCAGACGACCCCAGAGGATGCGTGGAAGTAATCGTGTAGGAATCCCTGGTGTCTTCACCGTTATCACCAGAAGTTCCTGGGACAATTCCTGTTCCAGTGGTCTCATTGAAGGCACTGGCCGAACCAGTGGTGAAGGCCACACTCGACGTAGCTGCACCCGTCGTGAGGGACTCGATAGTCAGATAGGTTTGACCATCGAGGACGCTCGCATAAGCCACACCAGCAGCCAAGAAGCCCGCGGTGTCATTCAGAGCGTTGACCACCTCTTGAACAGAAACGTTCACGGAGCCAGCGGAAGCACCCTCACTGAGGCCAAGAACAGTGTTGGCTGTTCCTCCCAAAATGGTGATGTTGGAGCCAGCATCGTTGGTCGTGCTGGTGAGCCTCAGCTTGTCGAGATTGGCTAAGGTACCAGCAGAAGCTACGGTAGCCAAACCAGGAACAGCATTGATGGCCACAACCACGGCTGCCGTAGTTACGGCTGGACCAGTGGGAAGAGAGACCAGATAGTCAATGCCATCAACCCGAAGCTGGAGTTCATCCGTAATCCCTAGATCGATAGAGAACGGCCCTACTTCTGACCCAAGAATCGTGGCCGGCTTGTTGATAGCCCGAGGAGAGCCAGAAGCCGACTGGAATGTGTCGAATCCAATGACATTCTCCACCGTGCCCTGACGGACAGACACCACAGAGACATGATCAAAACCACCCGGGAGAGCTGCTGGAGTGGAGATGCTCCGGATGATGAAAATGGCATCACCCAAAGCACCACCGATCTGAACAAAGCTCGCCTGACCAGCACCGATGACAGCATTGATCGAAGCCACGATGGCTGCGGGGGTGTTCAAACCCACAGTGAATGTCACAGTGTAGTCAACACCATCAACGGTCAACTCCAACACGTTGTTCGGAGAAGCGGGGATGGTGATCATGCCACCACCGTCCACCACCACATGGTCGCTCACTAGATAGCCACGCCGAGACGTGACCAAAGTTGTCGTGAATGGACCACCGTTTAGAGTCGTTCTCCAGGTATCCGAGAAGGTTGCGAAGAACGAATAGGGCTGGGCTCCAGTGTTTGTGAACACTGCGTTCTTGGCTAGAGCCGTGGAGAAGGTCGCCGTCACGGTCTCATCAACCGGAGTCCCGGCACCCGTGTGGAAGGCATCCGGAACCTGCTCCACACCACGAGGCCACTGGACGATCTCTGGAAGACCCGTCTTGACCCCAAATCTCACCTGTCGAAGATTGCTTTGGGTAGCCGTCGAGAGAACCTCGAACTGCCCAAAACCAACAGCACCAGCCACCTTGTTCGTCAAGATGTAGGTGTCGTCAACAATCCGGTTGTACCAGAAAGTGCAGAACGCCTTGTGATCCGGTGGAACCGGGTTCTTGAGCGTGATGACCCTGGTTGAGGAATCAACCTCAATGACTTCCACGACTGAACGACCAAGAGCATCTCGAAGCGTCCTGCCCGTGTAGACGATCACCAGGTCAGGACGATTGGTGCTCAAACCAATCCGCTGGTTGGTGATAGCCAGGTAGGTAGACTGACCCAGTGGAGTGTCTCGACCGTTACCCGTCGTTGGGACATCCGGAAGGATGAACTTGGTCGTAGAAACCACAGCCGGAACAATCGTCGTATCCACGAATCGAGTTGCCTCGACTAGGAATTGACGATCATCCACCAAGGTGGGGATAATCTGGGTGTCGTCAAACACCTCAGCACCAGGAGACCTCAGGGTAGAAGCCACCGAGACGCTGGTTCCCCAGTGAACCACCGAAACGTCCAGGCTCGGATTCGAGATGACGAAATCCTGCTCCTGAATGAAGTCTGACCGACCCGGAGAAAACCCGCACCGGATGACGCTCGTGACCTGCGTGTTCGGTAGGAAGTCGAACGTGTCCTGCCAGGTGTTGAAGTAGTATTGAATCGTGACCGTAGAGCCTGGAGCCGGGGCCGAGGCCAGAGTCACGATTCCGTTTGAGCCGTCCACAGCCGACGGGATAACCTGGACTCCGTTGACCTTGGCAACCACCTTGCTCGGGTCTGTGGTCGTAATACCACCGTCAGTGCCATCGACAATGGGCCTCTGGAAGACTCGGAAGTCCCTGTTTCGAGTCGTCGAGGTGCTGTTGGCAAACCCAAGGGCTCCGTTGGCGTTGCCAATACCAATCAAAATTGACTGGGCAGCAAAAAGCCTGACATGATCCCTGCCCTGGTTGTCCGTGAAGACCAGGGTCGAAAGACCCGAGATGAGAGCTGCATCGATCAAAGCCTTGACCGCTGCTGCTGTGTACCCAGCCGGAGGACTGGCAGCAAAGGTGATGGTGCTTTCCGCACCATCTACAGTGATCACGAACGTGTCTGTCACCCCAGCAACGACCGTGAACGGAGCGTAGGCCGGAGTCGTGAGAACAGCCTGCGTTGAGGTCACCTGCTCGGAGAGATCATCCGTGATAATCGTATCGGAGCGGTGGAAGTAGTAGGTGCAACGGACATCATCCCCAGGCTGCGGAGGAACCTGAAGAACGACGTACCCATCGTTACCTTGAACACCACCCACGGCAACAGGGCTGCCATTGATGGTAACGGAAACAGCCCTGGAATCATTGGTCACACGACCAAAGCCCTGGCCATCCACGACAGGGAAGTTCCGAACCCGGAACTTCGTCAAAAGACCATTGGCTGGCCCGAGAAGAGGATTGCTCGGATTTGTCTCGTCCACGACGAAACGCTGGCTGACATCTTCCCGAACAATCTGCTGATCGAGGTTCGAACTTGAACCACGGACCATCTCAAGATCGTTCTGCTCCAGCTCTTCTTGACCCACTCCAATGACGAAGGGGATACGGAGGCCCGCTACCAAATTGGCTGCGTTCGCCTCAGTCAGGCTGCGAGTGTAGACTCCCGGGGGAACATACGTTACGAAGGGACCGAGTGCCATCTTGAGGATCCTTGGGTTTGAGTGCGGTTTACATCTGGATCTAGGGGCCTTTTGATCCTCATCTACATCTGATTTTGGTAGGTAGACCCTAAAACTAGGCTCTACCTACCGAAGAACAGTGCAACGATGGATTATCGGTCCCCGGACTCGACCGCCTTCTCAACCTGCTTGACCTCTTGAATAAGCTTCTTTCTGGCCTCATTCCGCTCAGGCGTCACGGCCTCATACTCGATATACGAGTTGTCCAAGGCGTGCTTCCGGACGAGCCCCTTTGAGCCCCCGCCCTGGCGAACCTTTTGCTTGACCTCTTCCCTAGCCTCAATCTCCTGCCACCTCAGACTTGCACTCTGTCCTACTGCCTGGTCAGCCGTCGGATAGTCATGCTTGGTCACCCCCGAATTCCCGTTCAAGGTTCCAGGCGTCGGAGCGAAATCAAACCCAAACCCCTGACCATCCCAAACCCTCGGAGCGGCTTCCTTGCACCCAGGACAAGGATGTACCGCATTCTCCCCTATCTTGAGATTCCGGTCGAATCTGAGCTTACACTCTTGGCACTCGAAGACATACTTTGGCACTACCCAATCCTCTCAAAGTTGTCGTTACGACCCACGAGAGCTGGCCTTGTAGCAAAGAAAAGGCTGCTTCCAGTCATCTGAATAGTGGTTGGAGCACCGGTTCTTCGCGTTGGATCCATCACGGATTCACCCTCTTTGGTGGTCGGCGTGACCTTGCTGATCGTGAGCGGTAGTGGGACATGAACTTCCCAATCAGCTCGGAGTTGAATCGACATGGACGCCTGATAGAAGTAGAGATCCCCTACCTCATCTGCGGGCTCTTCAGATTCTCCGCCCATGGAGATATCTACAACCTCTATACCCTCGAACTCTAGGGCTGCCTTCTTCTCCCCCCAAAGATACATGATACAGAGATCCGCAATCTCTTCCATCTGCGTCGTATCTCTGGAGATCACATCAAAGTCAAACGTTGCCTCAAATTTCCCACCGTAGGCGTTGGCCGTATCAACTCGATCCGTATAGACAACAACAGCGACTTTGTCTCCAGATTGGGCTCGCTTCCCGAAAGCCAAGACCACCCCTGGGAGAGCTGTAAAGTTGGCTGTGTTCCACCGAAACGGGATTGGGCCTACCGAGGCAGTGGCATATCTGTAGTCAGCCGAAAGTAGAGTTCCAGCCGGGAATCTGGCCTGGAAGTTAATCTCTCCCGTTGAATAGTCTACCGTAAAGTCTCTGCCTTCCGTCAGTAAGTAGCTACGGTTCTCCCATAATCGAACCGTACCCATGACAGGAATTTGCTGAAGCTGAGCCGTTGTCTCCAAACCAGTCTGAACCTGAAGAAGAGGTTCGTCTGTCTGAGTCAGAAGAGGGTCAATTGCGAAGTACCCTTCTTCGGAAGGGTTGGTCGGGGCTGTCAGGATCTCAACGTAGTAGACCCCTGGCAAAGTTGGGAAGACTTCAGCATTGTTTCGGACCGCAGATAAGTCTTCACGTACCCACTCTAACGGGTACGTGGGTTGACCAACGTAAGCCAACATCACATGGCTCTGAACAGCTCCGATAAAGTTGTCAGCCGAGAGCTGAACCTTGTTGGCGTTCGAACCTTTGACGACAATCCCGAACTGAGGGCGCTCTTCAAATGAGAACCGGTTCTGAATGTACGGGACGATCTTGTTGTAGACTGGATGCCTGGAAAAGCTATCCTGCAACTCCAAAAGCAAACGACGCTTGAGAGCGCCCACGAGGTAGTAGTACATCTAAACCACCTCGATATGAGTGCTTCTCACATCCCGAGGATTGAACACGGCGACCTCAGGATTCCTCCGACGCAAGGATCAACATACCCTCAGCTACGGCAGTCATGGGATCCCTGGCTGCCCTAACCTCACTGATTTCGATGGGGAAACCACGCTTCCGAATCTGGTCAAACTCGTCTTGGAAGATGGGCAGGAAGCCGCCCACCAAGGAGGTTCCACCAGAGACTACAAAGGGGATGGGTCCCGGAAGAATCACGGCGTTCTGAACCTTCCGAAACTGGGCTGCAATGTTGTCCAGACAGTACCGGATGAGGGCTCGAATGTAGAGCACGATGGCCTCTTGTTCCCGTCCCTTCGGGTTCACAAGGTCCACTCCCTTCTCCTTGAGGGAGCACATCTGAGAAGCTGTTCTACCTGTGGCCTTGGACGAATGGAGGTCTACCCAGTCCCCTCCACGGGCTACAGAGAACTCCAAACCCTTCACAGCTACGGCTGCTAAAGCCACGTTGCACATACCAGCCCCGAAGCTCACGGCCAAGCCACTGAAGTCCTCCGGAGCACACTGACTGTAGATGATCGCCATAGACTCGTTCATCGGGTGCGGTGTGTAACCCAACTCGGAGAGAATCTTCCGAAAAATCTCCGTGTGGTACACGATGTCCTGCTCTTGGTCATCAATGGGAGCCGCAGGAACGCTGTAAAAACAATGCTCACCCTCCCCCTCAGGGATCTCACCGCCATCAGAAAGAACGGTGTTGAGAAGCGTCTTCAAAACCGCTTGAGCATCCAGCTCTCCTGCTGCGATAACTCCCCGACTAAGAGGACGCCGAGCATCCCTCTTGAAGAGGTTCGCCATCGTCAGTGCAGAATCCCCAACGATGAGGAAGTTCTCTCCAAACTCGATGAAGTCCGCCTTGGAGAGTCTCAAACTCTTCTCAGCGTCTTTTTCTACATCAAGGAAAGCGTCTCGTATACGTCGGAAGGAGGGTTTTCCGTTCGCTCCGTTACGTGCCGAGACAATGTTCATCGTGCCGATGTCTAATCCAACACCGGTCTTGACCTGAGTTTTAGCCATCTGATCCTCATCTGATTTTGATTTGGGTTTACCGGGCATAGCTGTACGGAGTTGCGTCTGCTCTCTGCTTCAAAAGATAGACGAACTCCTCATGCTTGTCAGCGATGCCTTGAAGCAGATTCTCTGTGCCATCTGACAGAACACCAGCCCCAGAAAGCTCCTTCAGGACAACCTTGATAGCTTCCAGGACGGACTGTTCCATCTGAAGGCTCAATTGAACCATACCATTAGGCCCTTCGTCGGCCTTAGTTCCTTCGTAGCAGTTAGAGATACACCAGGCCAGATGTTTGGCCTGGATGACAGGATCTACCAGACTTGGAGACCCCAAACCAATCGTTCTTTCTGCCACTTGGTCAAGAAACGGTACAGAATCGTTGTAGAGCCGGTCAAAAAGCAGATGATCCCCGTAGTAGCTCTGCCCTCTGGTCTGCCAATGATGCGTCTGGTGCATCCAGGAGGCAGATTTGAGAACAGTCAGCAGAGCAGCCAGCCAGCCTAAGGCCCCCTGGTACTCGGAGGCCATCCGACCCAAGACATCGCTGGAAGCCTGCTTCACGACGAGGGGCCTCTCCGGAAGAAACGGTGGACCATGCCGTAAAGGGTCGAACCTTGTAGGATCAACCCAAACAGCTTGGATTTGGGAGTCGAGAGAATCCATCAGGGCTCGCTGACTTCTCCCGGTTGACGTAGCTCTTTCCCCACATCCGAGAGGGTATACCTCTCCGGACGAGTGGTGAACGTCTTGCCTGTGAATGGTGACCTGATAGTCATCCGTTTCTCAGTCAAGTAGAACGTCTTGTTGGTCTCCGGACACACGTACTTCCACATCGGGGACGTACCCCCGAGCTTGTCGTTCAGACTTTCGGCTTGCCGGAGCAAAGTTTGCTGTGCTGGATGCATTCGATGGGCCTCCGCTAGGAAGATGGAATCAAAAAATCAACCCCCCGCCTGCTTCTTTCGTACTTCCCGCAATTTCCTCGCGGATTCTTCCAGGGTAGCTTCCCCCTCACTTGCCTGAGTGTTGATCCTGGCTTCCCCCATGTCGATATTATCCGGGATGAACCTAGGGACCTCCCCACCGACCACTTCGGACGACTTTGCAGAAGACCCGTTCCCGCTTTGGTTAATGATGGTCGTCGTCACTGGTCGGTCGGCAATCTTACCCACAGCTTCCAGGATGGCAGTGAGCTGATGCCCCTGCTGCTCAACCCTCTCCTCGAAGGTTTGGTTTCGTTTCTCGGAAATAGCCAAAGCTCGACGTAGTTCCTCAACCTGCGTTTCTAATCCCTGAAGGTTGACATTGATCGTTTGCTGATTCGGGTACGGTCCAGGGACACTGGCGTAAGGGATAATCTTCACCAGATTTTGGGCCACAGCCCGATGGAGATCCTTGGAGGTCAGATAATCTGCCTCGGTCAAAGCAATGGGTGTTCGATACGGAACCCGAAGCTTCAAGTCCTCAAGATAGTGCTCTCCTGTAACCATCCCAAGGACATGGTAACTGTAAACAGGAGTCATCTGCCCCTCAATGAGGCTCGAAGCTGCTTCCGGAACTCCGCTGAGACTCGCTTCTTGATGACTTCACGGGCTTCATCTTTGGCCTTCTCCAACACCGTAGTTGGGTCATGGCCAGGATGTACCCACTTCCCATTCGACATGGACTTGGCTGTAGCTGAACGGAAAATGAGTTCTCCGTTGTCAGTGACAATGGGGATGGGCCGCCGAGCCTTGGTCAGCCAGGTCATCTGACCTGGCTTTTGCCCCTCTAGAAGAGGAAAAAATGCCGGGTGTGTGGCTATCACTGTGACGCTCTTTGCCCCGACCTTGACCCTGATCCCTTGAGACAAGGCACGCTTAGCTCGATCCGAGAAAGCTTCCTGAAGGAGCTTACCTCGAAATGATCGAAGCACTTCTCGTTGAAGAGACTTGAGGACCCGTTCTGGGTTGAGAGTCAAACTCCCTTGAAGCAGGGGCTTCAACTTAATGTGCGTGATGCTGACTTCCATGGCTCACCAAACGATGTTTTCCCAAGCCACTGTTCGACCACGGATTTCTCGTTCGTCCGGGATGTTTGGCTTGTTGGTGATCCCTGCTGCCGGTGAGATAGTTCCCATCACTGGATCATCCGGTAGCAAGACGCCGAGTTGATTGGCTGCCCGCCTGTCAGGGCTATCCAACGGAACTGAGTTCCGGATGTCCTTCCCATCGACAGCAGAGATGTTGAAATGCTGTTGCAGGATCATTCCTCGATTGCTCGGGATCCTGACACCACCGATAGAGTAACGCTCCCCATTGATCTTGAGCAAGAAATCTCGTTGAGCTAAAAGGGGCGTTGGCCCTGTCCACACCTCATAGGTGTGCTCGAAGACCCTACCAGAGGCTTGCTGAGAGATCCTCTTTTCGGCGTCATCCGGAGCTATGATCGAGTCATAGGGACCATCAAAACCACCAATGAAACCGACACCGTAACAAATACGGCAGTCGTTGAGCGGTTGTTTGTACTGAGAATTCTGAGTGCAAGGGCACGGAACCCCATTAGCTCGTTGGAGGTAGAGCTTCACACGTTCTCCACCCTGAGTGAGAATCCACCGATTCCTGCGAACAGCCTCTCTCCAAACCCAATCCAGCTTCTCCACCTCATACGAACTGGTAGCAGCAGCTCGCTCCAAAGGAGTCTCTACGAGGTCGTCAGGCCCAGCATTTGCCCAACCCTTGGAAGCCGGGATGCCCACCGTCGTGACACGGTAAAAGGCACGCTGGGCTAAGAATTGTTGAACCAGAGAACGATTGTATCGGTAGCTGCAAGTCACCTTACTGTTAGGACCAGGGATAACCGGGACTTCTCGCTTCTGGGTAACCACCTCTGGGTAATCATTCGGGTCAAGTTCAATCTCCCCAGTCCACCCAGTGACACTGAGAATCCCAGCTCTCTTCCCATCCACGAAGACCATCACATCGTCAGGACTATTAGCGTGGATGGCCTGGGAGCCAGTCTTTACGATAGGACAACGGAGTGTGCGAAAGACATACCGCCCAGAGATTTCCCCTGCGTCTTTACCTGGACCACGCAGGATGAATCGGTCCGAGACATCCTCATCCACAACCAACACGTTGTCCGTTTGGTCCCGCCAAAACATGGACCCCACTGGAAGCGTTGTGATCCTCTCAAAAGGACCATACTCCGAATCGAAGGCTCGGTAGATGTTGACTCCAATGATGTTGAAAGCCGAGTTCAACGCCAACTGGGCAGGGTTATCCCATTGGAGGTCAAAGACTCCTTCCAGACCACCCGTCAAGAACAGATTGAGAGGTGGAGCTGGCCACGGAGTCTTTTCCAACTCCAGAATCGGAGGAACTCGGTCTCGTTGAGAAGCGTAGGGCATCTACCACCAAGGGGTATGACCCCACCCTACAGCTTACGGAGTTGGAGGCTGCTGTTGGGGCGGAGTCGGTCGGTTTGCTGGCTCAGAAGACTGATTCACGAGCTTGATCTTGCCCGTACCAGCGTCAATCTCAACGGTGGCATCCGGTGGCAGACCACGCTCCAAGAGAAGCGCCTCAAAGACTCGCTGCTTCTCCTCATCCACCCTGCGAGCGGCGGCAAGCAACTTCACCTGCTCCTGCTCCAAGGTCAGGAATCGATCCCCGATGTCCAACCGGGACTCTTGCAGCAACCGTAATCGGTTGAGCTGCTCCATCGAAACCGGATCTTCCGTGGTCAATCGACGCTGCTGTCCGTTGTCAGTGCTCATCTTCTCTCCATTTGGGTTATGTGCGAGCCAAGACGCTCTATACACCAAACTTTTCTAGAATCCAACGAATTTAGCTGGGGTAAGAACCCCAGCACCAGTGTAGGGACCGAAGGCACTCCGAATCCCGATCCCATATTTGGGTTGCTGAAGACCCTTGATGATCTTGACTGTCTGCTTAGCTCTTTCTAGCTGCTCAGTCCAGTTATCCTTGATCGCCTGATAAGCCGACTCGTACTTGCTCGACTTCTCAATAGCCAAACTCACCCCACCAATCGAGTAGTCAAACTCGTCGGCTATCCAGTTGAGCATGACCGCAAAAAGGGCATGCATCATCGCACCATTCAGGAGCAGTGTCCGCCATTCCGGACGACACTGAACGAACTGGTCACAGTTGGCAAACGGAGTCCTTGGAGGAGCAGCCACGATCTGGTCCATCGCCCGCTCGATGAACTCCTTTAGGTCGTCATCCTCCCAGATGAAACCGAAGACACGATTGAACTGCTGGACCGTCTCCTCATGAGCTGGGGGCCGGAAATGATAGTTTCGATCCGGCTTGTTGTCCCGCAAAAGGATCCGAAGCCGTCGAATCATGTCCCCTTCACAATCCGTGTAGAACGAGGTCGAGAGTGTTGCCTTATCGATGACATCGAATTCTTGGACAACTTGCTGAAGAGGCCCGGCTACCGTCTCTCGAAAGGTCCACCGCACTCGGTAGTTCCCAAGATTAGCGTCCAGAGGAACCACGACACTCGCGTAATACTCCCCAACCGATGGGTTGGCTGGAGCCCGGGTAGGACTTCCGAGCAAGACCTCCATCCCCGTCGTGAAGTCATAGAGAGCATAGCTGATCTCAGCCGCATTGGTCGGCGTGTTGTTGGCGTTCTCCAGGAAGATGTTCAAGTCCTCCCGTCCCAACTGCTGTCCTCGGTAGTAACTAACGGGCACGGCTAGTGCTTTCCTAGTAGGATACTCTCGATCAATGCCTCAGCTTTTGTCTGAAGCACCCTAGGGTTCCCGATAGACGGTAGCCCCTCTTTGTACCACGTTTGAACCAAATCCGCCGCTAATTCCCTATCGAGTCCCAAACCAACAAGTTCTGCAACCGCCTCACTCTCAGTCGAGGTGTGCTCCAGCGAGTTGATCATGTAGTCAAGAAGCCAACGTGTTTCACCCCCTTGGCCAGAGGCTCCTTGCAGCTTGGAGAGGAGCTTGTCGATGGCTTTCACTACCCTCTTAGCAGGTGGGAAGTCCATCTCGAAGCGCCGAAAGATGGACTTTTTCAGGGACTCCAGGTCTTTCGGATCTCCGCTGTGCTTGACCTTCGCTACGTCCTTCTCGATCTTTTCGACTTGTTCCAAGTACAACCCCATTGCGTATGGGTTGTACCCCCTGCCCCGTTTCTGCATGGTAAGGTTCCAACTGACTAGAGCGGTAGTCAAAGCTCGAATGAACTCTTCCACAGTGGTAGGAGAAGCCGCAGTACGGTCATAACTGTACATTTCAACGTTCTCCTAACCTAGAAGCAAGACCTCCACAGAAAGCTCCTGGATCGGAAACCTTGCCTTCCATCTTCTTCATGCATGCCGTAATCCGATGTTTCCGCTCACCTGTCATCGAGTTCCAGAACTTCTTCAAGGACTCCTCAGTCCAGCCCTTGGGAAGCGTCTCCCACTTCTCAGCGGATTTCTCACCCGCCAACTTCAGGATGTCCTGACCGAATAGAGCCGAAGCCTTGATCTGCCGGATGTTGAGGGAAGCCATCTTGGCCGCACAAGGAGGACACACGGCTTGGACATCCACCTGATTGAGCCAGGGGTCTTCCAGAGACGCCGTTCGGTCGTAGCTGTAGGTCACGGTTCTAGTTCCATCCGTACTTCAGGATGCGTTGAGTTGTGTCCCTCTGGTCAGCCGCAGCTACAGCATCCTGAACAGTGAAATGAGACTCCACTTCATAGATAGGTGAAAAGAAGTTCCGTTGATACTGCCAACGCACCAACCATTCTCCAGGCTGACCAAACTCTCCAACCTTCCCAACAACGTAAAACTCGCCCAAACGAGCCATTACCGGAGTCCTATTCGCGGGACCAGCCTGGACCGGAAACCCATTTCTCAGCCAAAAAAGAGTGTAGCTCACCGCATTCGGCATAGCAGCACCGAAGGAGTCTCGAAGGAATAGTCTCAAATCGGTAGGCTGATAAAACTCGGCCCACCGGAACGGCCCCTTCCCAGTGGAGCAGGAGCAAGGAATCGCTGGGAGGGTGCCCCCACATGAACAGCTCGTCGGGGTGACTGCAACCGGAGTCCTGCAAGTGCAAACCGGAGGTGGCATCACCTCCGTGACCAGCTCCCCAGTCATCACCGAGGTGCCGTAGACAGTATCCGGAACCCCAACCAGAACGAGCGTCCCTTGACCCTGGGAGAGCCCAGAAACGTTGATGGTCAGCAAGGCGTCCCCAGTGACCGTCGAGCCTCCCAAGGCGCTCCCAGACGCCAATAGGGGCGGGATTGAGAGGATCCCGGACCCAAACGTTGTGCCAGAAAGAAGCTGGGCTAGAGCTGCACTAGCTGAGACGGAAGCCGACCCCGTAGCTGTGCCGGATGCAAATTGAGTGGCCACATTTAATCTTCAACAACTTGGAGCTGCCCAATCGGGAAACTGAGGATATCCCCAGTCAGAACAGTCCTCGGAGCATTCAGGTTGGCGAAGTACAACATGTTTCCGGCCACTACAGCGTCCATCAACGCGAATGAAGTCACCGTTCCCCAACCAGCAGTGGCAGTCGGATAGACGATGGGAATAGCATTCGAGGTAGTACCCCCGGAAGGTGCTACGAAAGTCGTTGCTTGCCGGGCGTAACTCCCCCCAGAAACCTCTACGCCTCCACCAGACTCAGTCGGAGCCGTGGTAAACAAGGCTACATAGATAGCCGGTGGGGTCGCAAATGCAATACCACGAAGAACGTGGTTGATGAGATTTGCCTCTAGGTAGTCAGTCTTCGACATGGTCTACCTTCATGGGGACACAAATGAAGCCTTCAAGCCCGAAGCCACCACCGGAAGCTCTGGAACCACATCAAACCCAAGGCCAACAACTCTGGAGCCCACAGGATAGGTCAAAACCAGCCTCCAGAAGCCCACAGCGTTCGGCCTGAACCTCACACTGTAAAACCCAGGCTGCCCAGTAATCTCGTTGAAGTAGACCTTCCCAGCCGCCACCTGAGCGTCCGTGACCGTAGAGCCGTTCGTCAATACCCAAGGCTGAGCCACGTTGTCAAAGAACAACGTGGAGGTGATATCGGCAATAGTCAGTCCCAGAATCCGAGTGAAATCATCCGGGGCGAAGATATCCGCCTGGTCGATGACCACTCGATTGATCGGGATGAGCCTACCGTAGACAACCATCATCGCCTCAGTTTGGCTTGCTCACGTTGCCTCTGTTCACGAAGCTTCTTGATGGTGTCATAGTTATCATCCGTAGGGTGGACATCAGACATATCCACCTCGACCTTCTCCTTCTTGTCCTTATTGACCCTATGTTTCTTCGGGTCAGCCTTCGGATGCTCCTTGAGATACTTCTCCCGAGCTTCCTCGGTAGGAAATTCCTTCCCAAGACGTTCTAACCAGAAACGTCTGGAAGCAACTCGAAGGGCTACGGGATCCACGATCACGTCTCCTTGGGCTGAACCTGAAGCTCACCGCGAAGGATCAAAGGCCGTTTGGACTTCCGGATCGATAGGACCTCCGCGTGAAGTCCAGTATGTGAGTTCAACCTGGCTACAGCTTGTGAAGAACCTCGAAGATTAGCGATCAGTGGCTTCATCGGTCCGGCTCCTCAGGAGGACGCCTGCGACGTGTAGGATTGACATTGATTGTCGAGCTAGATTCTCGAACCGGGGGCTGCCTTCCAACTTGAAGTCCAGCAAACGGATTCGGAGGAGCTTTCGACGGCAAAGGCGGGGCCACAAATGGGGGCCTCAAGATAGCAACTCCAATGAAGTTCGACGAACCAAGCAGAGCTGCACTGCACTGATTGTCTACCAACACTCCACCAGAGAAAGAGCCTACGCCAAAGAGACTGGCCGCTAGATCGCTGGCTCCCAACAATGGGGCTACAACGGTTCCTACTCCCGCAAGGGATGCTCCCAATTGCCACTGGCCATTGTAGAACCCGAATACCGTAGAACCACCACTCGGGGCTGCATTGATTGCCCAGTCGGCCCGATACATTCCGGCAAAGGAGGAAGCCCCAGATAGACTGGCGGCAATCTGCACATTACCCATGATGTCTGGGCTAATTGTGCTGCTACCAGCCAGTGTTGTACTGACTGGTAGGGATCCCAATAAGGGTGCTGTCGCTGTAGCGCTGCCTGACAGGATAGTGCTCAGCGGAACAGTGCTGAGCATTGAACCGGCGATGCTCCCAACACCTGCCAAGGATGCACTACAGCCCACAGACGCAAGCAGCGTAGGAGAGGAAACAGTTCCACTCCCACTGAGGCTGGCACTTACAGGAAGGCTGCCAGACAGAGCCGCTACGAGTGTTCCAACTCCCGAGAGAACTGCTCCTAGCGGAACGCTGCCTGACAGGGATCCTGAAAGACTTCCGACGCCAGATAACGCTGCATCTACAGCATGGTCTGTCATATCTGCCTAGCCGAGAGGATCACGCCTCGGAGACAGTCAATGCCGAAGCAGCGAACGAAACTGTATCTCCGGAGTCCACCGTCTTGCTTGCAGCAAGAGGCCCATGATACAGCATGTTGCCTAACGTCGAGGCATCCAGAATGGCCATGTGCGTGATGGTTCCCCACGAGGCCGAGGCCGTCGGGAAAGTCACTACGCCAGAGTTGGCAACCGTGTTGGATGAAGGGGCTCCGAAGGTTACGGCTGTTCGAGCGTAAGATCCGCCCGTCACTTCTGTGCCACCACCAGCATCCGTCGTTGCCGTCGTGTAGAGCGCCACGTAGACGGTTGCCACGGGAGTGAGAGCAGTCGTGAAGCGGAGATACCGGTTGAGGACTTCGTCTTCAAGCAGATCGGTTTTTGCGGCCATTAGTCAGAACTCCTTTATGCCATGTGACAGACTGACTTCAGACTCTTGATCGCATTGGCATACGGAAGAGCTGGGACTTTCCCAGACTGATTGAACCAAGCAGCCTTTAGTTCTTCGACGTTCGCTATACTCGTGTCGAAGATGAAGGCAACCTTTCCGTTACCGTTACGATCAGTCCGAAGCATCTGCACTCCAGCAACCTGAAGGTAGGCTGCAAAATAGAGGTCAGATGTCCGAAACTCGTTTTCATTTTTGTTCATCTGTGATCTCCATTTCGACGCTACCTTTAGTTAGCGCCGTAAAGCTCACGAAGAGCCATCAGACCAGAGCGCTGGTACCTGAAGCCCTCTGACGAACCTTGACCTGAGCCGAGGTTGTGGCCAGCGTGGCCCCAGGGATCAGAGCAGCCGGGATGAATACGGAAGTGTCAGCAACACTTCCACCACCAGCCACAATGACCTGCTGAACCAACGTCTTGTTCAAAGCCCCAGCCAGCTTGATCGTTGTTTCATTCCGGTCGAAATCTCCCAGACCAGTTCCAGTGATAGTCAAATCACCAGCCCCAGGAGTGTTCAAATCCGCCGTCGTGATGGTCGGTAGAGTAGCTGCGAACAACGTGACCCCATCATCAGTCACCACCGTAATGGCTGGCCCATTCGCCAACGGAGGATTGCGGTTTGAATCAGGATTGAACGCTGCGTTCCTGAGGTCTGCGATGTACCCAACCAAGAAGCAGTCGATAGCTACCGTGGACTCCACAAGCTGAGGAGCTATGGCGTCTGCCACTGCTTCCGTCGTCCCACGAGCAGTCGGGATGAAAGTCAAAGCTGTGGAAGCTGTTCCAACCCCAATCCCGTTGATGAGGGCCGCTGAAACATTCAGTGGGCCTCCGATAGGAAGTGTGGTCGTGATGTATGTCGTAGCCGGAGGCATCGTCCTCACAACACCGTCGGCCAAGAGAAGTGGTCCGTTAGCTACGGAACCACCAGCTATGGAGTCATTCTCCAGATAACTAGTCACACCCCGAGTCAAAGACTCCAGGGCGATCCCGTTCCCAGCCACGTTCGTCCGGGCAAGCACCCCAATCGGAGTGGTCACCGAATTCACAGCCGCTACAAGAGCAGCCAGTGTGGCATACACAGCATTCGGGATGATGACCGTTGTGAAAGCTGTCGGGGCTGCCGATAGCCTCAGCTTCAGGTCGTCATTGACACCCGTGATAGCCAACGGGAAGGTAGCAGAGATGTCTCCACCGTTGAGAGTGGCTCCAGCTCCAACAGTGGAACTGGCCAAGACTCCCTCGATTTCAGCAACCGTGGGGCGGCTGATGTAGACTTCCTGTCCACGAGGCTCCGTGGATGGGTTGTAACGAGAGACCGGCTCCAAGTCAGCCAGAAAAACCGGCCCGGGAAGATCGCCACGAATGACTCCTACACGCATTGTCTAAACTCCCTGTGATTCTGCTGGTTGGTCTTGAGGCTGTTTTTCGAATCGACCGCGACCTTGCTCTAGCTTGAGGTAGCGCAAGATGATTCCGTAGCCTGAGTAGAAGTCCCCGAGCTGGTTGAGGAGTTCGAGGTCGTCCGAATTCCATGCAAAGTGTGCCTTCCTGAGTTGAAGGCGCATCTTGCGAAGGATCTTGAAGTACCGATCTGCATAGGTGAGTGTCTGAATCTCATCTTCGGCTGCCGTGAGCTTCTCGAACTTGGCCTGAGCATCCTTGAGAAGATTCCGTCGGTATGGATCCGGAATGAGTCCCTTGGGCTTCCAGCGATAGGTGATCCTGTAGAAAGCATCACCTTCCTGGTCAATGAGCTGTGGGAGGAGGAGATACGGCACGTCACGGGTTTTAGCTCAAGGCCACAGCCGGAGAGGTGGTCTGACCATCGGCTCGAACTTGAGCAAACGATGTAGCGACTGCCAAACCAGGAATGAGTGCGGCTGGAATGAAGATGCTCGTGGCTGCCACCGTACCAGCACCCGCGATGATCTGCGTCTGGGTCAGAGTGATCGCACCCGTTCCCGTGATAATCACCGACGTGAGGTCTGGTGTCAGAGACACGAAGTTGGTCCCGGTCAAAGTGAGATCACCAACACCAGGGGTGCCAAGATCGGCCACAGCCAGCGTGGGAGCCGCCAAATCGCCAGGAGAAAAGGAAACTACCGAGATGAGTCCAGCTCTCCGGAGTCCCTCAATCTTCCCAAGAGAGGATGAACGAGTCACCCGATCCGTTTCTTTCAGGTCGATGTAGCCCTGAATTGTCGGCTCACCAGCCTTGACCCGGGGGATGTAGCACTTCTGCTTCGGTTCGTTGGCATACCCATCCCGCTTGTACGCTTTGGGGTCCGCCGTGGAACCGAGCCGATGAACTTCCTTGTTGGGGAGCTGATCGTCGAGGTCATCGACCAAAAGCGATCCCAGACCAACTTGATTGTGGATGAGTCGTAGCATCCTGAGTTCTCCTGCCTATTTCCTGGTAAATCTGGGTCCCTACGGACTTAGGGGAGCCATAAAAGGAAACCTCACCCAAGAGCACAGGCATCCTTGTAGCCTTGCTCCTGCATGTTCTGGATGGCCTTGCGGTCGTCAAACTCCAAGGCATCCTCGACCAAACCACCCTTAGGTTCTACTACCCGGAATGGAATCTGCCGATATTTGCCACCAAGTTGGGCTAAATCGTTCTTCAACCCGCAGACCTGAAGGTCTGTCCTGATAATCTCATCGCTCTGCACCTCAATGGCCCGAAGAGCGTAGGAAAGGGTCTTCTTGCCCTTGGCTACCCACGGCTGGGACTTTTCAGAGCTGGAACATAGGACGATGTCTACCTGAGTAGCTCCAAGACGTATGGCTTCTCCAAGAGGCGTTACGTGACGTACCCCTCCATCTGTCCACGTCTTGCCCCCGATCCCCACCGGAAGAAAGAAAGCTGGGAAGCTGGCAGAGGCGTAGACCCACTTGGCAAAATCTGGGTCCTGCTCCGAAGCAGCATAATATTCCCCGGTTTCCCAGCAGGTAGCCCCTACCCGGACCTTTCTACCAGACTTCTTGGTCGCTTCTACGTCAGTCTCTTTACTGACCCATTTCATGAGCGGGTCAGAGTTGAAAACACTAGGCTTCCAAAGAGCTGCCAATTTCCCCAAGAACCAAGACTTTCGGATGCTGGCATTATCCACCCGGTCCCAGGTTGTCCTGAGCCGATGAAATGCCTCTGCTGGGCTACCGAAGCCAACCTGCGAAAGAACTGCCACATTGAGAGCCCCCACGGAAACCCCGCAAAGAATCTCGTAATCAAGCTGGTCTTCCAGCATCCACTTCTTGAGGACGCCTACCTGGTAGGCACCCTTCACACCGCCACCAGACAAAACTAACGCTCGCATGGACAAAGACCTCTAAGGAGGTGTGGTCCATAAATGAACTCAGCGGCAGTGCTCTACCAATAAAGAAACGAGGGTTTCCAGCTCAACTGTGTCCGTATCAAGAGCCCACAGCTTCTTGACCTGAACCCAAGACCGTAAATATGCACAACGGGCTTCAATCTTCGGAGGGAGCCACTCCTCAGGAGCCCTGTCACCCTTGGATCTGTTGGCGGTGAGACTCGCAGCTACAAGATGACCTGGATTGTCCAGGTTGTTGAAGTACAGTCTCTTCTTTTCCGTTGGCCAGACAGCTCCACCTGACTCATGAGCTTCCTTGAGCGGAACCATGTGATCAATGTCGAGCTTCAAAGGATCCGTGAAAACAAGCCCTGTGTATGGGCACGTCCACCGCCCTGTAGCTACTCGACACTGTTTAGCGTCAGTGAAAACAACAGGGATCTCCGACTCTGCCGTCAAAACCTCTTGGCGAGTATCTTGACAGTCCTTGTCAGCATCATACCAGCTCCCCCACTGAGCCCGATCATAAGCGACCGTCGTGACCTCAGGGGATATGGCTCCAAAGGTGGGTTCTGTCGCCTTTGGGCTGCACCCAAGAAACAGGATGGTAACCCACCACAGCTTTTCAGCCATAGGAGATCACGAAGTGGGCTGAGAAATTCACCGCAGCTCCGGCTCCTCGAACCAAAATTTGTTCCACTACGCCCTCGAAGGTCGGGAATTCTGGCAGAGCACTCGGGAGCAACTCTGTCTCAGGACCCGCAACGTTCGTAGCGACAAACAACGATACCGCCGCGTCTTGATTGTTGATCTGGAAGTTAGCACACCCAAATGGCATGTAGAGCCTGAGGGAACCAGCCACGGTAGCAGCATTCGGGGCTGAACCAGCAATGATGACTCTCTGCCTCGTGTGCCGCTCACTCTCTGGAAGAACTAACACAGGAGGACTCGTAGCCACTGTGGCTCCAGCAGAGTTGAGCTGAAGCAGACGAAGCCAAAACTGAGAAGCATCCGTGATGCTGAACGTCGTTGGGTTGAAGACGAACCGATGATTCTGTCCAGGAGCAGGGTCCAGAACAGCCGGATTGATCCCCGTCACAGGAGCATCGTCCAAGTAACCTTGCCGATTCGTGATGATCGGGGCAAAAACGCCGTCGAAGTTGGCCGCCCACTCGATAGTGTACGCAGCAATTCCCTCGCTAGTGCGATTCGGCGTGAGGAGATCCACAAGACCAGCCCTACGACGCTTGATAGAGAATTCCCGAAGTACGCTCATGATGACGCTCGCTGTTCTTTAGCCACAAGTGGATCATACGTCGCAGCAGAAGCCTCGCCTTGTTTGGTCCGGACCTCATCCTGCACGTCCTTCCAAGAAGATGCTTCATCCCCTTTGTAATTCGGGATCAATTTGTTCTTGAAGACGTGATCTTTCTCCCGACGAGTCATATCTATCCGACGCTTCCCTCGATACTTGTTCTCCCGGCTCGCTTTTGACACCCAGCCCCCGTGAACGCCATCCCGAAGAACAAACCCAACATCCCCTGGAGAAAAGACGAACTCCAGCATGCCCCCTTTGTCACAGTTGGTGCAGGGAAGGATCTCCTCACCCGACTTCATGGAGTCATACTGGGAGAAGGTCAACTTCTTGTTGGTGTGGGCCTCACAGGCAGGACACTTTAGACTGTACATGGGCATCTGATTTTCATCTTTCTCGAACTGGTATGGACCAATCCCGAGTAACGCTCAAAACAGCCGCCACATGCTTGCAAACTTTGTTGACCCTACGAGGGTCTCGAATGTTTGGCGGCTGGGCATTCCCTTGAAGAGGCGTCTTCGGATCTTGGTAATCCTTACGCTTGGCATGGTACTCAGGTCCCTGCCAACGCCAAGCAGGACAGGAACAGGCGAGATGGAGGTCCAACTTCTTGAAGTTGGTGACGTTCCCAGTCCGATTAGCCTTGAGCCGAACAACCTTCGGACCATTACCACAATCGACTGAAAAAATCCATCGGAGGTTCTTGATGTCTGCCCGTCGAAGCTGAGCATGACACTTCTGGGAATTTCGCTGAACCTTTGGACTGAGCCGTTGCTCAATATCATCGATTTCAGCAGCTACTCTGACGCCAGCCTGGAGAACCATCTCCGGGGACTCCCGAAGCAACCAGAGACCCGCCACCAGTTCCGCTGAGGCGTTGTGGGTGTTTGGCTTGCCATCTCGGTATGGGTACGGAGTCTTGGGAGAGCTGTCCCACGGTCCAGAGTCCGTGTAGCTCGGAGGGCCTATCCTGGCATTGTCTTCCTTGGTATCGATCCGGTCCCGGTCCTTGGCAAGGTCATCAGGGCCGTCCACCCGCTCAATAGGCGTGTCCTTCGGCTGGGGCGTCCGGATATCCTCTTCAGGCTTGGCAAAGGTCTTGTAGCCCGGGATACCACTATCCAAGGGGAGACCCTTATCCGACGGACCTCCACCAGGAAGCTCAGAAGTAGCCATGGGGTCGATGAGCATTCGGGCTGATTTCTCCCAATGAGAAAACTGACCGTTCCCGTACCACACTGGTTTCCCACGCTTCTTCTTGAGCCCATCGATGAGGAACGAGACCTCGGCCGAATCCATCTTGGACCAGTCAGGCTCCTCCCCACCAACCTGTTTCACCAGATGCTTGGCGTAGTCCAACTGAGACTTCGACGGCTCCTTGGACGTGGCCGTAGGGAGAGCTGGATGCCCATCCCCGTAGCCAGGTCGAGTAATGAGCGGCTGGAGCATCACATCTTGCCGACAGCGATATCTCCAACAACAAGGTCCGGCTTGTCAGCATACCTCTTGTTGACGATACCGTACTTTGATCCGCCGATGTTGACTGTGTAGTAGGCAGGAGCAATCGGAGGATCTCCCAAAGAGAACTCGTACTTGATCCTCCGCTTCTTCAGCTCGGAGCCAATACCCATCAAGGAACCAGCTTCGGTAATGACCTCTCGGAGAATTTCTAAGCCTGCTGATCCTAAGGGTGTAGCCGCTCCGACTTTCCAGTCTACAGGCTTGACGAGCTTTCGAGGAGGCATATTAGGGTCAAGGTCTACCGCTCCTTTGAAGTTATCCTTGTGCTCCTCGTTCTTCTGCTTCCACTTCTTTGCATCCTCCTCGGACATGTTCTCGGTAGGATCAGCAGGCTTCCCTTCCTCAAAACGAGACCGCTGTTCCTCGACCGCAGACTTGAACTTGTCCTTGTGCTTCTCAGTGTTCTCTTTCCACTTCTTCGCGTCTTCAGGAGACATATCTTTCGTTGGGTCTGCGGGCTTCCCCTCTTCATGACGAGAAAGAAGTTCGTCTTCGGAGGCTATAAGAGGCATCTCCTCCATTTCTGTTGGCTTGAGACCTCGACGAGCCTTCAAGATTTCTCGATTGAACAGAGTCGCCTTGGCCATCCCATCCATCCCAGCTCCCAACTCATTCAGAAGGAAACCGATGTTCTGAACGACCTCGGTCAACATCATGAGAGACATCCTCCAGTTACCACTCACCCCTCTGCGGTAAGCAACCAGAGTGTCCATCTTGATCAGCTCCATGCGAGGCATTGGACCTGGATCAAGAGCCGCTCCTTTGAAATTGTCCTTGTTCTCTTGATGACGCTTCTTCCATTCGGCAGCATCCTCCTCAGACATATTCTCAGTGGGATCAGCAGGCTTTCCTTCTTCGAATCGAGACCTCTGCTCCTCGGTGGCCAATAAGTCTCCAGACCCAAGATGATCTGCTAGTGCTCTCCGAAGCACTCCAGCCAAATGGAGTCTCTTGGGAGCTTCTGAAGAGGGGGTAAGCAGAGCCTTCCCGATCTCGTCAAAGAGGTCGGCCGTGCCCGTCATGTCACTGGCCGTCCGGTCTTTGGCTTCCAACTCCCCAACCAAACTCAAAACAGCAGCTACCGGGAGCTTGCCTGTTGCACGAATCTCAGATGCAATCTTCTGAAGTTCTTCTGATGCTACCTGGGGGGTCATTGGAATTCCTCTTTCCGAACGGTGTTGAACAGTCCTGATCCGGACTTCCTTGAGAGCACGCTCCAGCTCTTCGACCTTCTCCGGTTTGAGGTCTTGCTTGATCTCTTCATAGTCAATTCGATCTGCTGCCAGAGCCACCGCCTGAAGAGACTTCTCCAACTTGAAGAGATGCTCAGGAATAGCTTGAAGCAGATGGCCAGCAACCTCGAAGATGTGGTCCTTGGCCTCAGACTTCTCGATGACCTGCCTGGCCTCATCAAAATAGTGCTTGAGCTGGATGCAGTTGAGACGTGCGTCCCCAAGCTCCTCCTGGAGGTATACTGTCATACCAGAAGCAGACTTCTGCCTTCCGGCATGCTTCTGGAGGCAGCCGTCATTAGGCTCGGTCATGGAGTCCTTTCGATCAACTCACGGAAAGGACGTTGAAAAGAGGCTTAGCGACGGCCTAGAAGCAGTCCGGGAACTCCTGAAGAATACGCTGCTTCATATCGTCGGTCTCAGCCGCAAAAATAGCCCGGATGATGTCCGCCCGGTCATCAAAGTCAGCCTGAATTCTGGCAATCTTCTTCCGGAGAGGGTCCGTGAAGTTGTAAATGTCCGGGAAGTCAGGGCACATCGACTTAGCGATTCTCCGACGGGCTTCTTCGGTCCCGTGAAGGTCGATCTGACCATTGGTCGGAGCAGCCGGCTCCACAACTTGAACGTCCCTCTTTGGGCCGTTCAAGTTACGGAACACCATCCCCTCAGACTCAATGACCGACTCTTGAGCCTTCCCAGCCACCCCTGTACCTCCAAGGTCTTCTGTCATGACCCCACCACCTACAGACGGAGTGACCTTGAAACCTTCGGTTTCCCGAACCTGAGCATGGGGGATGGAAGCCACAACCTGCCTTGAAGGCTGAGTCCCAACGTCCACATACTTGGCCTTCTGAGCATCTTTCTGAGCCAGATATTCTGCTCGTTGAATCTGCGTCATCCGGGCCATCATCTCTTCTTCAGTCACCCCACGACCAGGATCGATTTGTCCCGCCTGCCCAGCCTCCCGAATACGAGACCCTGCTGACTCCGCTGTGAGGGTCGTGGTTGCCTTGGCAGGTGTCTTGAGACTCCGAACCGGAACCCCATCCTGAGGCTCTACAACGACCGTAGCGGCTTCTCTGGCCGAGAGGGCTCGATTGTCCGACCCAACCCGATACGTCCGATCCCGGTTCCGATCCCTGGCAGCATCAGCCATCTCTCGAACGTTCCCCACAGTCCGCTCCTGCTCATCCGTCGTCACAGGTGCCACAGGTCGAGCCCGATTGGCCGGATCAAGAGGATTCCCTCCCTGAGTCGCGTGACGAAGCTGAATCCCAGCCGGCTGAGGAATCTGAGCTGAGGTGTCCGAAGGATCATAGTCCGCTTTCGGTACCAACCAGCCCATGCGAATTGCACCTCGAAGCTGAGGGAAAGCAAGGTTTTGTCCACCATAGTTGACCATGGTGCCGTCGAATTGAACCTCGGAACCCAGTGGAACAGATACGTTACTGGCTCCAAGAGCGAAGGTTCGAGTTGCGATAAACGGAAGAGGCCGTCCACTGACAAATGCAATTTGGGTATTCATCTGAATCTGCTCCTAGTCCCCACTGAATGTGAAGAGGGTCCTACTAGGGACAGACTAAAAAGAAGAATATCAGTGGATTAGTCGCCCACGGAAACAGCCTTTTCTAAGCTGGCTTCTGCTTCGGCTGGGTCTCCCCAAATATCTTCAGGAGAAACCCCTGATTTCAGGGCAGTAAGAGCCTGTTCGGCCGTCACAACATCAGCCCTTCTTTGGGAGAGAACGTCCTCCAGAGCTGCGGAAATGGCCTTCCGAAGGTCTTCTCCAGCCGCTTGAATTGTGGCTCCTCTGGCTTGCCAATCCTTGGCGAAGATAGCCTGCGGGTTCAACTCATCTACGTTGACTCGATCCGCAGCCTCATTGAGCTTGAGGTCTCCAAAGCCCTCAAGCTTGACGGTGAGTACCCACCCAGGGTGAGCCTCTTCGTACTCTCCAAGGTCCGGTGAAAGTTGATAGTGAACCCGAAAGATCGCTAGAGGTTGCAAGCACCGGCCAAAGACCTGCAAAGCCATCGTAACCCCACGAAAGAGAGACTCTTCGTTCTTGTAGGGCTTTGGCGCCAGGTCTTCGAGAGGATTTGGCATCCCTCCCACTACACCGCCGCTTGCTTCAGAGCTTCTTCAGCTCTTGCTTGATCTCTTTGGCCTTGGGACCACGCCAAGAACTTGCGTTGTTCAGAAAGTAGAGGACGATGCTTTTGGCCGAGTCAGCCCCATAGTTATCCGTGATCTTGTCAAGATCCATCATCGCTTCCAAGTAAGGCTTGGCTGCGAAGTTGACGTTCTTCCAATCCTTCCGGATGTCTTGAGCGATCTCATAGATCGGCCTGGTCTGGACCGCCTGGAGATACCTAGAAGCCACACGCTGAGCCGTCGTTGCTTCCTTCTCAGATCCTAGGTCACTCAGGTTGTGTTGTTCCATTTGGTCTATCACCCATTTCGCAGCATCCATGCCGCCCTTGTCATCATAGAACTTGTGAGGTCGCCCACCCTGGCCCTTGAATGGCTTGCCCCTCATCCGATCCACTTCAATCCGACCCTTGGGAGTTTGAACATAGAACTCCCCGTAGCCCATGTGTTCAACACTGACGCCAGGAAGCTTCTGGACTCGGTTCACGAAATCAGTATCGACGTAGATTGACCCGTCTGGAGCGACGTAGTGGCCCATGCTAAGGATCAATCACAAGAAGAACCTACAAGGGTCGTTTACAAGTTGGGCACAGGTAAGGGCGTTTCTGGTGAACCTTGCAATAGCCGCCTCGAACGGCCTTCCCCTTGCATTGCCCTGGCATGTAAGGGTCCTGTCGTTCAGCTTTACAACGAGCTTTCTCATGCCCTGGCTTTAGCCACCACCACCGGCCAGGAGCAGTCCTTGCTGCCACCAGACCTACTCCCTAGATTCCCAAATAACCTTGTCGGTGTCCCTCCACAAGGTCTTGAAGGTGGTCTTGTACTCCAGAAGGCGAAACCCAAGAATCTTGGGCCTGGCATCCCAATCCTTGTCCTTGGGAAGCGACGAGAACTTGAGAGTCCTCTCGCAAAGAAGATCCAATTCTTCCTCGGTAGGCTCCCGCTCTAGAGCAATGCCAATGGAGTTGTAAGCCGGATGCTCCAAGGTTTCGCCAGGAGAGAGCTTTTTGACCTCCCCGTGCCCATTGTTGCTGTAACCTGGAGTGGCTACGAGGATCTGCGGGGAACGATTAATTTGATCATCCCCATGGTCATCCACGATGGAACCCACGAGGTTCTCGAACGGGTTCTTCGGCAACTCTTCGTTGTAGAGCTGATGGTAGGAATCTTCCTCGCAGTCGCCAATACCAGAGTGACAGAGGTCGCATTGGCCCACGATGAAAGCCGACATGTCCCTCTCAACTCCCCCGGCATACTCGTCCGTGTCGATGACGAACAGCCAGTGAGAAGGAGCACCTTCGTGAAGATCCCAGAGAGCCATACCCGTAAGCTACACCGGGGTCATGGGCTTGAGAAATACGAAAATCGGCTCCGTCAGAGCTTCCTTGCCAATGCGACCAAGAGGTAGTTGAAGTGTGCGCTCCATTTGCAAGCCAGCCTTCCCTGCCAGCTTCACCAGCTCGTCGGCAATCGGGAACTGCTGTCGGCCTGCTCGAACGTTCTTCGTGTTGACGCAAAAGTAGCCGCCTGATTTGAGGTGAGCCTCAGACTTGATAACGAGGGGCCGGAGAAAACCATCCACCCAAGACTGCCACGAGAAGTAACGCACCCAACTCTGTGAGGAATCTTCGGAATAGCGTTCCACGTTGAAATAAGGTGGACTGGTGAACACGAGGTCCGAAGAAAGATCCCCAAGGTCCGCATCCTCAAATGGGCTGTGGTGAAACTCCAAATGCCCGCCAAAAACCTTCTGGAGTCCCAAGAAGGCGAGTTTGGCTTGTGGATGAGGATCAACACCCACGTAGGTTCTGCCAGTCACCAAAGTGCCCGCTGCCCGTCCACCATAACCGGCACAAGGGTCCAAGACGACACCCTCCGGAGGACTGTACGCTTCCACAATAGCCTTTGCAAAACAGGGCCGAAAGTTGGTAGGCCCATGGACCACAGCTTGCAATGCCCGAAACACTCGCGGAGGGACCAACGGATCCCCTACGCTGATCTGAAATTGAATAGCTCTCCGAAGCAGTTTAGGTTCGTACCAAGCCTCTCGAACAGAAGGTTGAGATCGGTACCGGGCATCCCAACGATAGGGGAAAAGCTGATTGCAGATGGAGATACCACCACGAGACATAGCAACGAGAGTTTCCCCCTCAATGTGAGTTTTGGCTTCTCTCAGAAGGGTAGCGTCCCTGGCAAGCTTGTCCTCAGAGGGTGTTGGTAATGGAATCTCAGTTTGCAGAAGCACCGCCAGTACATCCTCTGCATAAGAAACACTGCAACTATCCATCCTCTGAATACCAAGAGTAGCCGCCTCTACAGTTAGCTCTTTCCGAGAGCCCTTAGCCGGTCGGCCTACCCGTGGATGAGCTATTTGCATCCGATCCAAAGCCCGCAGAACGCTTTGCCGAGACGTTCGTAAAACATCTGCAATTCCCTGAGCCGAAAAGCCTCGCTCAAGAAGTGAATTCACCCTCTCAGAAGTGAGGATATGTCGAGGAGCCGGTCCCAACTTTCTTGGGACTTTCAGCTCCAGCTTGTAAGTCATGCTCGGGTGAATATGCGGCTGCACAAGGTCCAAGAAACGAGAGAAGTCGGTGCGGCCTTGGATGTGGAGAGCCTGATCTCCTGGATTACCATACAGATGGCTATCAATCCCAAACTTCCGAAGCACCTTTCGGCGTACCTTGTGATCCTCCTCGTTAGGGCCAACCGAAAATCTGACGTAACTGTCAGTTCTTGATCCGTCGTCCATGAACCAAACTGCCAGGGACAAAGGGTCCACGAGGTTTACAGGCAAATGAACGAAAGTTTTGTCTCCTTTGCCAGTCGGATAGAACATCATCCAAAATGGGTGGAGAGCCCGAAAAGAATGGGTGACCAATCGAAAGCCCGGGTGCGGCCCTTTATCAGCCGGAGCGACCGACGACAAAAATGGTCCCCACTCCTCAGCCTTCCAGTCCAGGTAAGGCTTCTGCTTCAGACAGTGGTGCTCTGTGTAGCGAGCTGTGAAACGACTCGTGACTCTCAGCCCTCCGTCTCCGAGCATTGAACCTATGAGAACTGACACCTGCCTTGGTGTCAGTTCATCTGGGATATCCAGACGGTCACTCTTGGCCAACGTTGGGATGCCAAATTGACGACGTAAACGACCTACCTTCACTTGGTAGATCCCGTAGCTTTTGGCTATCTCGGTTTCGGAAAGACCATCCTCTAAGTACAGCTTGCGTAAGACTGCCTCTGTCAAATCGCCCGCTAGTCCCATCGTAGAGCAAGTATAAACCGCCTAACAGCATGGAGTCAAGAGCAAGTTTACACATGCCCATAAGAATCCATGAATGGGTGGTAAATAGCACTGTGCCCTGGTCGGCCTCTCAGCCAACCAGGGCACATGCCCACTCAAGATTCAGCCAGAAAGGCTTAGAACCGAGTGACCACCAGCCTGGTCAACCCACGGGGGTTGAAGGCACCGATGCCCACGTTCTCAAAGCACGAGAACCCGATGGTACGAGCCTTCGGATCATCAGCCGAGAGAACGGTCAGTTCCGTGCGAACAGGGAACCTGCCGAAGTTCTCGGGCTCGGCGCATACATACACGAAGCCGGCTGGAACCAGCCTGCTTGTGATGATCTGAGCGCCCCAGAGGGTCGCCTGAAGACCAGTCTTCAGGAGGGTCGCCTGGCTCTCGATGTCCAGGATGTCCCGGCCGAACTTCCGGATGTCAGCGTAGTCAACCGCATTCATGTAGATGCGGGCAACACGCAGGTCGTGACGCTCGACCTCAGCAAAAGCATCCGCAAGGACGCTCGGGCTGATTGGAGCAACCACGGCAATGTCCGGGTTGGTCTGACCAGGAAGGGTGTCGAAGCCCGAGACAGCAATGCTGTCTAGAACCGCAAACACACGCTCATCCTCGGCTGCCTGAATCTGAGCCTTCGCAAGATCCTGCGAACGCTCAATCAGGTCAAACCGACGCTCCTTGATCTGGGTGAGGGGGATCTCCGGGTTCGAGGCAATCTCGAACAACGGGAAGATCACCCGGCGTGGCTTCTGGATGGCGAGGATGTTTTCACCCTCTTCACCAACCACGAATGCCGTGACTTCCGGATCCTTGTCGTAGATCGGAAGGGCTCCATCCGGGAGCTGCTCGACCAAGAAGGTCTTGCGACCAACAGCCGTGTAGTCTCGACGGAGACGGAGGGGTTGAATCATCGAGGCGGCCAACTTGGCACGCCCTGCCGCAGTACGAATGTACTCCGAGATGATCTGCTGCTTGACTTCGTTTGATACCTGGTTCATGGCTGCTTCTCCTCAGACTCGCAGGTCAATGACCAGGAGAGAGTTGTTGGCATCCGGAGCGACTTTGACGACGCCCAGAACGGTGACGAAGTCCGGGTCCGCCTGACCAGCAACGTTGTACTGGTAGGCATCCAGGATGCTGTTGGTGACAAGGCCGTTGACCCCGGCGTAGACGAAATCGCCCACGGCATAGGTCAATGCTGCCGAGGAACCCACCTGACGACGGGTCTCGTAGATGGACATTCCGACCGTAGCCATCCCACAGACGTAGGGGCCACGACCTGATGCCACACCTGGTGTGTTCTCGAACGGATTTCCGAGGGCATCATTGATGAAGATGCCAAGGGGCTTCTGGCCTGCCATGTAAAGCCCACCGAGTTGGATGGGACCTCCGTGGAAACCGTTGCCTGCGTCCGGACGAGTAAAGGCAACAGTGCTGCCTAAGACGCCCTTCTTCGTGATGCCTGAGAGGGTCGAGGACAGATTGGGCGCCGTGGTGACGATGGGAGGGTTGGATTGCGTGAACGCATCTACCGTCAGAACACCCAACGAATTGCGGGTGCCCATGTGGAAGAGGTGAACGCGACCGGAAGTCTCCCGGAAGTCACCCGAGCCCTGTCCACCTAGCGGATTTGCCATTTTTGGTTACTCCTGGTGTCAGTTCTTGCTGGGGTTTGCCGTGTACATTTTCATCTGCCCTGACTCTCAGGTCCGGAAAACGTCAGAAACGTCCGGAGCCGAGTTCCAGAGATTTGCTAGTTTCTCCACCTCACCGCCATTGGCAGCGGGAGCTGGAGAACTGAGTCCACCGAGGGACGAAACTCCACCAGAAGGTCGTGTTCCAACCGTCCTGGTAGATGCCGTCCGACTCATCGGCTGACTCGCTTGAACCTGCATAGGAGCAGGAACCCCATGCTGAAGAACATGAGCCTGCTGGGCGTTCTGCACTTCCTGGTTGTTTGCAAACAGAGTGCTCAGAACATCATCCTCAGGCGTCATCCCAACCTCTCCGATGTCCATCTGGGGTGAATCCATCTGGATACCGAAGTCATTGGCTTGCTGCTGAGGCTGCTGACCCTGAGACAACATCTGATCAATCAACTGATCATCCTGCTG